AGATTGCACAGATTGAAAGCCACGCCCCAGCTTCTCGGCGATCTGCCGATTGGTCCGGCCATCAGCTTTCATCCGAAACATTCGCTCGACTTCAGCCCTAGTCCAGGGCTTTGTGCCTTCTCTGTTCACGATCTTCCAATCCCTCATGCCATGCAGAGATATCTCTATCTGCTCACTCACTTTGTCTCTCCCTGTTCTTTCCTGATTGTTCTCATTACATCGCCGCGGATATTCATCGCGGTCCTCACATCAGACGACGAAGCAGACACCACTTGTATGCAGCCCTTACCATTCACAGTATAGAGCAGGCGCGGATGCTTATGCTTCGTGTCTATTGTCCACTCAATCTCCAGTTCATCCAGAAGATTTGTGGCGAGGGAGATGATCTCCCTCAGCCGGTGCGGTACCTTCATTTGTTTAAAGGCCTATACAGTTATCAGCGGAGGCACCCACCGCAGCGCATGCTGACTCAATCCAGCCTAGAATAGTTTGATCCATCGAAGTCTGACATGCGTTCGCCAGCGCATCAGACGCGGCCTTGTAAGCCTCGCCCTCCGGGTAACGCGCCACTATCTGCGCGCCAATCTGTTCTGACAGATGGACAAGCGCAGTCTCATACTCCTCCTCAGTCAGTGCGCTAGTCGGGAATTGATTGTGCAATAGCCGCATTTTGTTCTCTCCTATTGTTGGTTGTTGTTTATATGTGACGGTAAACATGTTTCAGCGCTCCATCGCTGCGAGAATGGTGGTGAAATTGTAGCGTCCCCCGTCGGGTGTCCGCTGGCCGGCCAGGTCGCGCAACAAAGCCCGCGCCGCCGCCGCATTGGTTTTGTGCTCATCCATGGTAAGCACCATTTTGCGATACAACCATTCGTCATTGCGCAGCCAGAGACACACATTCCACGCATTCCAAGAACGATGGCCGTTATATGGTTTTGGCATTGTATCAGTCCTCCCCATATGCGGATTGGATAGCCTCGCCCGTGTGGGCGCAGTAAAGGGCGGTATCCTCCCAATTGATATCAACGCCAGCAGCGCGCCAGCCATCGCGCAAACCATGCAGCGTGGCATAGCAGATGTTGCGCCATTCAGCCCGCGCGGCAGCGATGGAAAGAGCCTCCCCGTCCGCCATCACAATGTAAAGCGGGTATCCACCTGGCCATGCATACACCTCGCGCAATGCTCGCTTGATGCTGGCCAGCGTCTTAATGTTGTCCATGTTATTCTCTCCGATTATTGTTTGCTGTTGTTGGCGGCATTCACCGCCCGTTCTGTCACGTCCGTGCCGAATGCAGTGATCACCCGCCGCATGTTGCCGGTATGCGCGGCCTGCCATGCACGGCCTGCCTGCGCCAGGGTATAGTGCCCACTGATAAGGGTTTCGCTTGGCCGTTCGATATCGGCCACTAAACTGTATGCTCGTTTTGCCATGTTATTCTCTCCACAAGCAATGCCACGCGGAATGCATGGCATTGCCAGTAGAGGGAGGGATAGACCCCTCCCATCTTTTGGTTATTGCGCTGGCATTGGCTGCAACTCTCGCGCAACATGCTGCGAAACCTGCCGGATTAATTCTGGCAATATAGTATTGGCGGGCCATTTTGCTTTGATGTTGCTGGCCTTGCATTCTGCTGCAATAAGCCTGCCTTGATTGTAGTTCTGTTGCCACCACTGTTTAGCAGTCTCATACTCTGGCGAGTATGGCTTGCCGTTCATTGCGTCAACGAAACCCATTCGCACGGGGGCGACAAGGTGGGGTTTTTTTCGCACCTCAGCTGATTTGACGTCTTTCGTTTTGACATTGGTCATTGGTCATACCCTGCACAAGCGAGCGCACGCGGGATTGCATGCGTTCGCCAGTATAGAGGGGGCGGGATATACCCGCCCCTGCCATATCAGCCCACCACGAAGCCGCTATCATCATGCTTTGCCTTGCCCTTGGCATAGAGTGCAACCACTACGCCATGGGGATCCTCCGGCCGATTGTCGCTTTCATCCCCATCAACCAATTCCAGGCCGAGATAGCGCTCACTATTGGCAAGCATAGCCTCGACCATGGTGCGGGTGCGGAATACCACCGCGATACGCATACCCGCCGCGATGGCGCGGGTTACTTGGCGCTGGAATGCCGCAATCCCTGAATAGCTAAACGTCAGGTCATAGTTTGACGTTACCACGCGATTAGCCAGCTTCGTGTAATCATAAAAACTAGTTTCGGGGTGGGCCTGCATAACACCCAATAATTCCCACCGAATATCTGAAGTACCGTTGAGGCGAATTCGAAGCAGCATGCCGCGCTTGTTTGCTTTGCGTTGCAGCATGGCAATTTCGGAGTGCAGCATGGCCAGGAATTCATCGCGATACTGCAGGAAAAACAGTGTTTTGCGGAGTCGCGCCATAGCCACGCTATCCATTGCGCCGCGCCCCGCCGTGAATAGGCATGCAATGATGCAGTCCGCCAAGGCAGCATTGGCGCATAGGTTAACGCCGGAACCATTGGCAGGGGTTAGGTAAAGAATGCCTGTCATGACATTCTGTTTCTCACCCTTTATGGTTTTTGCATCGGTACCCACCGCCAGCAACTTCTTAGGTTTGCTGGAAAATAGTTTGCGCCATTTGGCGCTGCCTTCGATCATGTTTCGAGCGAAAGCGGGAAGCTTTGACAAGTCAAAAATCATAGTTTTACCCTTCACAAGCAATGCCACGCGGTATTGCATGGCATTGCCAGTAAAGAGCGGGGCTTCAACCCCGCTATACTGTTGTTTTATCGGCATCTAAGCATGCGCGTTATGCGCGCATAACTTGATGGCGTTATATTGCGGGGTGGGTGTATGCTCCGCGTTTCCACCGCGCCAGTGCGATAGTCGCATCTATCCTCACCGGTTTCGGCCCACCATCGCCCACAATCATGGGTGGGGCTGCAAAGCTGTATAGCCTCGCGCAATGTCATTGGCTGTGGCTCTTCATCATGCCATTGCCCTGGCGAGACATAGCCCATTTCCTCCGCCTCGCCATGTTCCGCGCTATCTGGCGTAACAATTTCATATGTGACGGTAAACATGCCCTAGCCCTCCCATTCATCTTTGTGACAAGCGTGGTTCGCCTCTTGAACGGTGTCATATGCGCCAATCCAAACCATTTCGCCATTTTCTAGGCGGTACGCTTCCCATACTTGAGCGCTGCTATCAAAGATGACGTCGTAGTTGTTGCGTGTTTTGCAAACGGGAAGTCTGTTATCGGCATGCATCTTTTAGTCTCCCAATTGGCCAGCATAATTGCTGCGCCACATAATCCGCCATTGTCCGGCGGATTATGCGGCGGGGGATTTATCCCCCCGCCATACTGTTATTCACGAATTCGCACGGCGCGCCGCTGGCCGCCATGATGTGATATTTTGTATTTGCTTGGATAATGATCCGTAATGTTATCATAAACATCGCAGTAGGTTGACAGCGCGCAATCCCAAAAACCCCATTCCGCATTGGGCGTATCGCTTGCGTTTTGCAACGCGGCCCGCATTGCTAGTTGCGCGCGATATTTATCTTTCGCGTTATCCACCTTCGACCAAAATAAAGTCTCATTGTCGCGATGTTCAGCCGAACTAATAGAAAATTTATTCATATCTTTATTTCCCAATTGGCCAGCCTGATTGCTGCGCCACACAAGCCGCCATGCCCGGCGGTTTATGTGGCAGGGGGCGCTACACCCCCGCCATCCAGATTTAGTTTTAAAACAGCAACCCGGCCCACCCTTGCGGGCCGCCCCTTCAGGCTCTCGCCGTCCGGTGTCGCCATTCTATTGGGGGGTGTTTTGATGTCAACCCCTATGTCAACTTGATTATTCACTATGAATATCAGGGGGTTATGCAGAATAATATGCGAGAGTGATGATAAATCTTCATTTTCTGCAAAATAATTTATGTGCGTTGTTTTTCAACGGCTTAGGGGGTTATATATACCGCGCGGGCGAAATCGGTGAATGGTTCATCGTTTGTTCCACGCGATACCGGCTTGCCGGGCATGGCGCGGCTTAAGGGGAGGGCAAGGCAATGCAGGGGGATGACAGTAAGCCGATAAGGGGAAGGCCTAAGGGGTCTAAGACAATGCCCAGAGCAATGGGCAAGCCTACTCTGTCAATAGTGCCCAGCACTACAGACAAGGTAGTGAGGCTAGCGGCAGGCCAGGGCAAAGACAGTAACGGCCTAACCTCCCGTATGGAGCAATTTTGCCAGGGTATCGGGACGCATCTACTGTCACAGAGTGACGCTTACAGGGCAGCTTACAATGCCGAGAATATGACAAGCGATAACATCAATAACGAGGCTTACAAATTGATGCGACGCCCCGAGGTGATATCGAGGGTCAATACTCTAGTTGATGATAGAATGCGCAAAACATCGCATGATTCCGCTAGAATCAAACAACACGTCATCGAAAAACTATGGTTAGAATCCCAAGACACTAAAAATCCCGCCACTGTTCGTGTTCGCGCCCTGGAATTACTAGGCAAGATGACAACTGTATCACTCTTTACAGAACGTGTGATGACCGAGACAGTTGAAGCGCGCTCGCCGGAGGATATTGAACAACAAATCAGGGACAAGCTTGCGAAACTGGCAGGGTAAATACTGCAGCAATACTTGAACAATACTTGGACAATACTTGATTAATACTTGAGCGTAATGAGTAAGGGTGGGCGTCAAGGGAATGGCTCCCGTGTGACCCCACCCAGGGCGGGCACCCCGATCCAGCGAATGGATCCCCCGCGACCCCTACATACTATTCCACTCAAACGATCCCAAACTTATTCAATACCCACCCCCATATCAATTTCCCCACAACTCCCGCACAATCTTCCATAGCAAACCCACCCCCTATCAAAACTTAGGTACCATTTACCCCACCCGGGTACCATATTGACATCTCAACTAAGGTTCCCTATACGTTCAAACCGCTATAGGAGAGATGCAATGTACGAAAAAAAGCCCTTGATCCACGACCAACGCCAAGTTGATCTAGAAGATTACATCGCAGGCATGATGCAGGCCGCAGATATCGCTGAGCAGCACCTCTATGGGCAAGCTGCTGCGCTGATTAGAGGGTCTGCTATCGTGCTGAAGCACAGCGAAGAGGCTTATAAGGCCAACGTACAGGCTCCAGAGAAGCCCGCTGAGGGCGGTCTGTGGCACGAGGAGTACAAAGATACCCTTTACGCCATGTGGGATGGTAGATTAGCCCACAGAGTCTATGGCGCGCTCACTAACTTTGCCTCTGAAAGCGAATTTCTTAACGCAAAAGCTGATGATTTTGCAAAAATACCAATGATTGGGCAAAAAACCATTGAAATGTTGGTTAAGTTGCAGGAAAATTGGTGGCGATGACCAAGCTTCAGAAGCAAGTTCTTGATTTCATCAAGAAATTCTTGGCTGAGAATGGGCATTCTCCCAGCTACAGCGAGATTGCCGCCTTTATGGGCGTCACATCCAAAGGAAGTGTACACAGAATGGTGTGCGCTTTGTCTGATAGAGGCTTCATTCAGTACCGCTACGGACGCGCGCGGAGCATTGTGGTGGTGAACAGAGATATTGTGCCACCTGCCAAGCCCGGTGTATAGGACAGGGGCAACTCTCTTCGGTTGTTCTCTCCTCGTCGTTCTTTCGACCAACTTCCCCTCCCTGTAAAAGGGGAGGGGGTCTTTTCTGGAGAGTAAGATGGACCTTTCTGCGATTCTGCCCAAGCTCGCTCTGATGAGTAAGGATGAGCAGAGAGACTTCCTGAAGCTCATAGAGGAGCTAGAGGAAGCCAAGGCGCGTGAGGCTGCCAAGACCAAGTTCTTGCCCTTCGTGAGGGCTATGTGGCCTGGGTTTATCCAAGGACCGCACCATGAAATCATGGCTGAAGCCTTTGATCGCGTGATGAGTGGTGATTGCAAGCGGCTGATTATCAACATGCCGCCTCGTCACACCAAGTCTGAGTTCGCCTCGTTCTTGTTGCCCGCCATGTTCATGGGTAGGTTTCCTGAGAAGAAGATCATTCAGGCAACCCACACTGCGGAGCTGGCGGTTAGCTTCGGGCGCAAGACCCGCAACGCGATTGACAGCGAAGATTACAAGAACATCTTTAGTGAGGTTAAGCTCCAGTCGGATTCCAAGGCTGCTGGTCGGTGGAACACCTCCAAAGGGGGCGCTTACTTCGCGGTAGGTGTTGGAGGTGCTATCGCCGGTAAGGGCGCTGATCTGTTTATCATCGATGATCCTCACACCGAGCAAGAGGCTATCGCCGCGCTAGGCGATGCTTCTGTGTATGATAAGGTGTTTGATTGGTACACATCCGGGCCGCGTCAGCGTTTGCAGCCCGACGCTCGTATCGTCATCGTCATGACTCGTTGGGCAAAGAGAGACTTAACGGGCAGACTGATCCAAAGCTCCATGGAGCGGGATGGGACATCTGAATGGGAGGTTATTGAACTCCCCGCGCTGTTGCCTTCGGGCAATCCTATCTGGCCTGGATACTGGAGTAGAGAGGCGCTTGAAGCCCTTAAGTCCGAATTGCCCGCGTCTAAATGGAATGCTCAGTATCAACAGCAGCCCACCAATGAGGAAGGGGCAATCCTCAAGAGAGAATGGTGGAGGCGCTGGCAGAAGGACAGCCCGCCTTCATGCGAGTATGTTATCATCACCGCCGACACGGCGTTCACAAAGAATAACCGCTCTGACTACAGCGCGTTCAATGTCTGGGGAATTTTCGACAAGGAAGATGATACTGGCATAGCCAAAAGCAATATCATTCTGCTTGATGCTTTCAAAGAGCGCATGGAGTTCCCCGCGCTGAAAGCTAGGGCAAAAGAGTTATACGATGAATGGCAGCCCGACACGTTCTTGATTGAGGGCAAGGCTTCTGGCTTGCCTTTGGTGCATGAACTCAGGCAAATGGATATCCCAGTATCTGAATTTACTCCGACGCGGGCGTCTGGCGATAAGATCATGCGGGCAAACAGCATCACTGACATGTTCGCCTCTGGTATGGTGTGGTGCCCAGAAACACGTTGGGCTGATGAAGTTGTTGAAGAATGCGCTTCATTTCCGAATGGCGCACATGACGACTTTGTTGATACAGTGATTATGGCTCTGATGAGATATAGGCAAGGTGGCTTTGTTCGTTTACCATCGGACTACGATGAAGATGAGAAAGTTACCCGCCACCGTGCGGATTATTATTGAAAGGTCGAATCGTGGCTGTTGACAAAGCTATTGACGCAATTGGTGAATCTACCGGCCCTGGGTTGGAGATTGAGATCATCAATCCAGACGCTGTGTCGTTTGCCACCGAAGACGGTGGAGCCATTGTCATCCTCGGCCCTGAACTCTCTGAAATGATGGAGCCGGACTTCGACGACAATCTCGCGGAGCATATGGATGAAAGTGATCTGGGTGAGCTTGGGCGTGATCTGCTGGATGACTTCGAGTCTGATAACAACTCGCGGAATGACTGGGAGCAGACCTACAAAAAGGGCCTGGACCTTCTTGGGTTGAAGATTGAGGACCGCTCAAGCCCCTGGCCTGGGGCGTGTGGTGTGTTCCATCCCATTCTCTCTGAAGCCGCTGTGCGCTTTCAGTCGCAGGCTATCATGGAGACATTCCCCGCTGGCGGGCCTGTCCGCACTAAGATCGTTGGCCGCACATCTCCCGAGCGTGAGCGTCAGGCCTTGCGCGTCAGGGATGACCTGAACTACTTCCTTACCGAAAGGATGTCTGAGTATCGCGGCGAGCATGAGCGTATGCTGTTCGCTTTGCCCCTGTCGGGTGCGGCGTTCAAGAAGGTCTACTTCGATCCGACCCTTGGTCGCCCTGCTGCCGTCTATGTGCCTGCTGAAGACTTTGTTGTCTCCTATGGCGCGTCTGATCTCCAGACCGCCAACCGCTACACGCAGATCATGCGGAAGCACCCCAACGAAATCCGCAAACTGCAAGTCATGGGTTTCTACCGTGACGTTGATCTTTCCTCGCCCGTGCCTGACCGCAACGAAATCCAGAGAATCAAAGACAAACTCTCTGGTGAAGAGCTAACGGATACCGATGACCGCCATGTCCTCCTTGAAATGCACGTTGACCTGGATTTGCCTGGGTATGAAGATTTGGGCAAGGACGGGGAACCAACCGGAATTGCTTTGCCGTACGTTGTCACGGTTGAAAAATCCACCGGCAAGGTCTTATCAGTCTACCGCAACTGGAGGCAAGACGATGAGCTGAAGCTGAAGCGTCAGCACTTCGTTCAGTATGACTACATCCCTGGGTTTGGCTTCTATTCGTTTGGCTTGATCCATCTGGTTGGTGGTATCGCCAAATCCGCCACATCCATCCTGCGCCAACTTGTTGATGCTGGCACGCTGTCTAACCTACCGGCTGGCCTTAAGGCGCGCGGCCTACGCATCAAGGGCGACAGCACGCCGCTGATGCCCGGCGAGTTCCGCGACGTGGACGTTCCTTCAGGGGCAATCAAGGATTCGATCACGTTCCTGCCTTACAAGGAGCCGTCGCAAGTCCTCGCGTCTTTGCTGGGCAACCTCGTCGAGGAAGGCCGTAGGTTCGCCTCCATCGCCGATCTCCAGATTGGTGATGCCAACCAGCAGGCTCCGGTAGGAACCACCCTAGCCCTCATGGAGAGGGCAATGAAGGTCATGTCTGCGGTGCAGGCCCGGCTTCATGCCTCCATGAAGAAGGAGCTGGACCTTCTTGTGGATATCATCGAAACCCACATGGAAGGCGAGTACGACTACGAGACTGAACCTGGGGCAACCCGGACCAAGGACTATGATGGTCGGATCGATGTGATTCCGGTCACAGACCCGAATGCAGCGTCTCTGTCTCAACGTGTGGTACAATATCAAGCGGCGCTCCAGCTAGCCCAGCAAGCGCCGCAGATGTACGATCTGCCAGAGCTTCACCGGCAGATGCTTGTTGTGCTGGGTATCCAAGACCCTGGGAAGATCATTCCCTCTGACAAGGATAAGAAGCCCGTTGACCCAGTCTCTGAAAACATGGCTATCCTTAACGGCAAGCCGGTTAAAGCGTTCCTTTATCAGGACCATGAAGCCCATATCAGAGTTCATATGGCAGCCATGCAAGATCCTAAGATCATGCAGCTCGTTGGGCAATCGCCTCAAGCGGGGGCTATGCAGGCTGCGGCAGCGGCTCATATCGCTGAGCATATCGGCTTTCAATACCGTAGGGAGATTGAGAAGCAGCTTGGTGTTGAGCTTCCGCCCCCTGACGAACATCTGCCGGAAGATATCGAGGTTGCCCTCTCTAAGCTTATTGCTGATGCGGCGGAGCGTCTTCTTCAGAAGGATCAATCTGAAGCCCAACAGCAGCAGAACAAGCAAAAGATGGAAGACCCTGTAGTCCAGGCGCAGATGATGGACATGCAGAACAAACAGGCTGAGGTGCAGCGCAAGCAGGCCAAAGATCAGGCCGATGTGCAGCTTCGTCAGCAGCAACAGCAGATCGAAGTGGAGCGTATTGCATCTCAGGAACGGATTGCTGGGATGAATGCTGGCATCAAAGCTTCGTCGCAAAAACAAGTTAATGACCAGAACCTTGACATAAGCAACGCTAAGATTCACCTTGAAGCTATGAGAACTGGCGCAGATTTGTTGAAGGGTCGTTCATGAAGCCCGTTACCGACAACTCATTTGATTATCTGCGTAAGAAGTTCCGTGATATTATGAACGAACACGCCGACCATGTTGCTGGTGGCGGCGCATCAGACTGGGCCGATTACAAATACCACACTGGTATCATTGAGGGATTGGCCAAGGCTGAAAGAGAATTACTCGATCTTGCTGAAAAGCTGAGCGAGGAAGACTGATCGCCCATAGTGGGTGCCGGGTATCACACGACCCAAACAGTGTGCCAAAGGACTAAGATGCTAAACGTAGATATCAAAATGCCAGACGGAGAAGTGACGGGAGCAAAGCAGCTTCCCGATCCTTCCGGCTTCAAGTTGTTGATTGCCCTTCCCGAGCTTGAAGAGAAAACAGACGGCGGCGTTTATCTGCCGGAACAAGTTCGTAATAACGAAACCCTTGCAACCGTTGTGGGTTTTGTTCTAAAGGCCGGACCTATGGCTTACGGGGACGAGAAGAAGTTTCCGACTGGCCCTTGGTGCAAGGTTGGAGATTGGGTTGTGTTTCGCGCTTACAGCGGCACTCGCGTCAAGATTCATGGTCGGGAGTTCCGGCTGATCAATGACGACACTGTTGAAGCTGTGGTTGACGATCCTCGTGGAGTTGCGCGCGCATGACCGACAAAGAGAAAGATGATGATATCGATTTTGAAATCGAGATTGTCGATGACACTCCAGAGGCTGATCGCGGCAGGCCGGTTGCCCCCGAGTTCACAGCCAACGACGACGACATCAATGTCGCCGATTCAGAGATTTCTCGCTATAGCGATGACGTAAAGAAGCGGATTAAGGAACTATCCTTTAAGACGCATTCTGAGCGCCGCGCTAAGGAAGCTGCGGCTAAGGAGCGGGACGAAGCTCTTCGTCTTGCCAACATGCTGGCGGATGAGAATAAGAAGTACCGGCAACTTGCTGGCAGCAATGAGCAGTTCGCTGTCAACCAAGCGAAGAACCGGGCAGAGACTGACATCAGCGCCACCAAGCGTTCGATGAAGGAAGCCTGGGAGGCTGGCGAGACTGACAAGTTCATTGAAGAGCAAGAGCGCCTTCAGCGCCTTGTCAATGAGCATGATCGGTATGCCAACTACCAGCCTGCCGCTTTGCCCGAGCCTGAGTACAACATTCCTCAACCGAAGCCGAAGCCTGACGCAAAGGTTGTTGACTGGGCAAACAAGAACCCTTGGTTCGAAGGTAGCTCAGAGCTTGAGAAAGAAATGACGGGTTATGCTTATGCGGTCAGCGACGTGCTGATCCGTGATAATAAGATTGACCCGACAACAGACAGGTATTTCGATGAGCTGAACAAGCGCGTGCAGCGCCGGTTCTCGGAATACTTTACTCCATCTGACCCGGAACCAGTTGCGACCGGTCGGACAACGGAGGCTGCGCCCCGGCGTCAGCCTTCTACGGTGGTTGCCCCCGTCACGCGGACGGCACAGAACACCCGCAAAGTGCAGCTAACCCCATCCCAGGTTACCCTGGCGCGCCGCTTCGGCTTAACTCCCGAGCAATACGTTGCTCAGTATTTGAAGGATTACGGTCATGGATGACCGCACGCCCCGTGAACTTGAGACGCGCGAACACGAAATTCGCCCCACCTCTTGGGCACCTCCTTCAATCCTCCCTGATCCGAAGCCGGAACCGGGGTATGTCTATCGCTGGATTCGCACATCCATGGTGGGTAGTGCGGATAACACCAATGTCAGCAGACAGTTCCGCGAGGGCTATGTGCCTTGTCGCGCAGAGGATCATCCTGAACTGATGCTGGTGGCCGACTCCAACAGTCGCTTCAAGGGCAATGTTGAGGTTGGCGGTCTTCTTCTCTGCAAGATTCCCGAAGAGACGGTGCGTCAACGCGCCGCCTATTACGCGAACATGGCGCAGCAGCAGATGGAGAGCGTGGACAACAACCTTATGCGCGAGAGTGATCCTCGTATGCCCGTTCTGCGCCCAGAGCGGTCTTCGCGGACAACATTTGGCCGTGGTCCTCGGGAATAATCCTGTGGACCTTCATCAAAACATTCAGATTGAAAGGTAACGGAAGATGGCAACGACCAGTTCTCCGTATGGGCTTCGCCCTATTAACCTTCTGGGTGGCCAGAGTTTCGCAGGCTCGACTCGCCTGTACGCTATTCTTAGCGGCTACTCTGTTGCCATTCAGTATGGTGATCCGGTTATCCTGTTTGCTGGCGGTTCGGGCGTCGGTGGTGTTGTGCGTCGTTTCAATGCGACCACGACTGCCACCACGGCCACCAACAGCGCAACCCTCCTTGGCGTCTTTGTCGGTTGTTCCTATACCGATCCGGTCTACGGCAAGGTGTTCCGTCAGAACTACCCCGGCAGCATCACTGCTTCGGACCTCCAGGCTTATGTCGTGGATGACCCGGACACGCTGTTCCAGGCTCAGTTCAACGGTTCGGCGGCCCAGTATTACCTGGGTTCGAACTGCGGTCTTATCCAGACTGTTGCTGGCAGCACCTCTGCCAACATCAACTCCGGTGTGAGCCTCAACCTCTCGACCGCCACCGATACCGCCACCCTTCCTATCCGCGTCGTGGATTTCGTGAACTCGACCACAAGCACTGTGGGCGATTCTTTCACGGACGTTATTGTGCGTATCAATACGCACTTTATGCGTACCACCACCGGCAACGTCATCGCATAAGGAGGTTGTGAAAAATGGCTATTAGTCGCGCACAACTTCTCAAGGAACTGCTTCCGGGTCTGAACGCGCTGTTCGGCCTGGAGTACAAGCGGTACGCTGAGGAGCATAAGGAAATCTACGAGACTGAAAACTCGGAGCGTTCCTTTGAAGAAGAAGTCAAGCTGTCTGGTTTCGCTGCTGCCCCCGTGAAGAACGAAGGTCAGGCGATTGCATATGACAACGGCCAGGAAGCCTGGACCGCTCGTTATACGCACGAAACCATTGCGTATGGCTTCTCCATCACCGAAGAGGCGATGGAAGATAACCTGTATGACAGCCTGTCGGCTCGTTACACCAAGGCGCTCGCTCGCTCCATGGCGTACACGAAGCAGATCAAGGCTGCCTTCCCGCTGAACAACGGCTTCTCCAGCTATAACTCTGGTGACGGCGTGACCCTGTTTAGCACCGCCCACCCGCTGGTTTCTGGCGGCACCAACAGTAACCGCCCGGCCACTGGCGCTGACCTGAATGAAACCTCCCTTGAGGCGGCAGTCATTCAGATCGCGGCGTGGACGGATGAGCGCGGTCTGCTGATCGCTGCCCGTCCGAGCAAGCTGATTGTTCCGCCGAGCCTGATGTTCGTTGCTACCCGCCTGCTGGAAACGGAACTCCGTGTCGGCACGACTGACAACGACATCAACGCTATCAAGAGCAACGGCTCCATCCCTGGTGGCTACACGGTCAACCACTTCCTGACCGACACCAACGGCTGGTTCCTGACGACCGATGTGCCCAACGGCATGAAGCACTTCGTGCGTTCGCCGCTGGCCACCTCGATGGACGGCGACTTCGACACGGGTAATGCTCGTTATAAGGCGCGTGAAAGGTACTCCTTTGGCGTGTCGGATCCTCTGGGCATCTTCGGTTCGCCCGGTTCCACCTAATAAGGTGAGATGAGCAGGGGGGAGAAATCCCCCCTGTTTTTTTATGCCCAAGTCAATCAGTTGCAATCGCAAAAGGAGAGACGGCGATGGCACAGAAGGCATACACTTGGAAAGATATAGAGGGTTTGTATAACGCGGTAGCCATGTGTGGCAATTTACCGCAAGCTGCCAAGAGCTTTAACCCGCCAATACCCGTTCCCACTGCCACTAACATGTATTCTGCTGCGATGTATCGGTTTAACAAAACTGATGTCCGCAGAAGAAACTCTTTAGAGGCTGTACCTTACGATCCTGATTCTCCACCAGAATGCGCGCTGACCGAGAAAATTACGTTCTTAAATGCGACGGCGGTGGCGTTTGGTGATTGCCACTGGACCAGCATAGATCAGCCTCGCAGCTTAGCCCACGAGGCTTTGCTCAAAGCAATCCCAACCATCAAGCCAGATATTTTGATGTGCATGGGTGACGCGGTTGATATGGGAGAACCCAGCAGGCACGACCCACTAGGCTGGAATAAAAGGATCAGAGTCAAAGACGAACTCGACGCCGCGAAGAAGCACCTTGATGATATCATGGGCCTAGCCCCAAGAGCATTGAGGTTGTGGCAGCGAGGCAATCACGACGACAGATTCGATAAATACTTGGCGCTAAATGCCTCAATGTTTGAGGGCATCGAAGGCTTTGATTTCTCTGGGCAATTTCCAGATTGGAGAATGTGCCATCGCCTTGATATCAATGACTCAGTAGCTATGCACCGCTACCATGGCGGCATTCATGCTGGCTGGAATAATGCAGTAAAAGCTGGCGTCAACTTCATCTCAGGAGACACTCATTCTCTTGAAGTTAAGCCAATGGTTGACATGCGCGGGCGGCGCTACGGCGTGCAGACGGGAATGCTTGCCGATCCTGCGTGGCCGTGCTTTGCCTACACGCAAGGCAACACTCGGCTTTGGACGCCGGGGTTTGCCGTTTTGACTTGGCGTAATGGCATCTTAATGCCGCCAGAGCTTTGCGAGGTTGTAAACAACATCGCTTGGTTTAGGGGCAAAGAGATTGCCGGTAAGCTGAGAATCCGCATTCAAGCAGGACGGTCTTAATGAAAACCCAGAAAACCGATGCAGTCAGAATCGACCCTGATGAATGCCGCATGGCTGAGGCAGCAAGGGATGCGCTCGACGATGTGCTATCCCGTGATCCAGTCTGCATACTGATCATGTACGAAACCAATGGCCAGTTTGGTTATGCCAGTGTGCCAGCGTCTTCGTCCGTGGTTCACGGTCTGTACATTCACCTGGGCAATATGATCATGCCCGAGCTAACAGAAGACTGACCTGACGATTTTACTTGCTGCTCAGCATGAGCTACATATATGTTGGATTAACCGGGATAGACCGGCCCTATTGACTGCCCCGGCAGATCAGCACAAACAATAGGGCTATATTGTGCAAGGATTTCCCAGATGGGTTTCTCATCGTTTTCTGGTCCGATTCGTTCGGGCACCGTGCGCGAAGGCGCTCTCTCCAATGACGGCCTTGTTGTGCTGGCCCAGTCCTTTGACAGCGGCGACCTGACGGGCCGCGTTGCTGGTACAGTGAACTCTGTGCTTGGCATCGTCCCGCAGGGTTCGCAGATTGTTGACATCACTGTCGATCAGACCACTGCATCCACCACCGGCACGACCACCGTCTCTGTGGGCAATGCTTCAGGCGGCGCTCAGCTTATGGCTGCCGTTGCCACCACTGCTGGTGGTCGCTTCCGTGGTACAGCCACTGCCGCAACTCAGGCCGCATGGCAGACCTCCACATCCGCTGACACTACCATCTACGTCAGCAATGTGACCGGCACTGCAACGCTTGGTGCTGGCCGGTTCATTGTGACCGTGAGCTACATCCAGCGCGCTCCGAATGGTGCCCAAGCCCCCGCCAGCGCCTAATAGCCAGGAGCTAGTAAGATGATGCAGACAGATGTCAAGGCTACGCATCTAAACGCTTCTGGTGTTGTGGTTGCTGGTCGGGCGCGCATCAAGGGCTTTGTGATGTGCGCCACAGCAAGCACTGCTGGCACGTTGTTGCTAAAGAACGGCGGTTCGAGTGGCACTACGGTTATCGAGATTGATGTCCCAGCCAACTCAAACCCAAACTCCTTTTCCGTGCTTGTGCCTGGAGAAGGTGTTCTTTGCTCCACTAGCGTGTACGCAGCCATCACTGGCCTTGCCAGCGTAACGGTGTTCTATGGCTAAGACACCGGCATGGACGCGGAAGGAAGGCAAGTCCGAAGCGGGCGGCCTGAACGCAAAAGGCCGGGCGTCTTATAACCGCGACAACCCAGGGAAACCTGGGTTGAAAGCGCCACAGCCCGAAGGCGGTTCTCGCAAGACAAGCTTCTGTGCCAGGATGTCTGGCATGAAAAAGAAGCTGACATCTGCGAAGACAGCCAATGATCCAAACAGCAGGATAAATAAATCCTTGAGAGCATGGAAGTGCTGACATGGTAGACACATCAGAATCAACCAAACATGTGGTTGACGTTTTATCATTTGGGACAGTGGTTGGAACAATGGCTGGCGTGCTTCCAAGTGTCGCGGCCATCTTCACCATAGTGTGGACAGCGATACGCATCTATGAAACCGAGACATTTCGTAAGATGTTTGGGATTAAGCCCGTTAAGCTGAAGTCGAAAGGTGATTGATGGACCAGCTTCTAAACCTTGTTCGCACGGTCGCTCCAACCATCGC